CTACACAGGAGATACCATAGCCAATCTAAAAGCTCAGTATGGTGCTGATGTGGCTGCATTCACTCGCACACCTGATGTATGGTTTGACAATGCCACATATAAAAATGTCAGCGGCACTGCCAATTTCACAGCGGAAGAACAACAGCAATTCACCGCAGGTATAGAGCAATTGAAGTCATTGTTGAACAGTGTACCAAACAATCTTTCGGCCATGTTGGGAGTGAACAAAGACTTCTTACCTTTCTTCATGCTATTCATTAATGATCAGATACGACAAGGCAAGATACCCACAGATACCAATCAATATCTAAAAGATTTTGCACAATTCTATCAAGGCAGAATGCAACAGCAGGCAGCAGGATTGAAAGCACAGAAAGCTCTACAACTGAGACAGCAGAAGATGAAAGACATGCCTTTGTTCCTAAAACAGATGCAGAAGCCATTAGCGGCTATGATGGCATTCTATAAAGAAGTTATTGCACTTAAAAATTTAACACTGGCAAAATTAAACAAAGCCACATCTATTGGCACATTCGCACAGACAGATGCAGGATTAGAAGTAACTGACCCAGAAGGATTTGTAGCAGTGGGCACAGCCGGAGATGCAGTTAAGTTAGTAGATCGATTAGGATTCAGCAGAAAGAATCTAACTGCGATCAACAAGTTTCAAAAAGCCTAACACAGTTTCATTCACAGCATTGGATAGAGCTTTGCTATCATAGAACCTATTGCGATTGTGCTGTCTAATTGATTCTGTTTCTCTGTAGATTTTAGCTTTATCCACAGTGCGAAGGTGTTGGCACAGAGACACTAGCTTTTCTATTCTTCTATTGGGATCTGTTTCTTGATCATAGCTCTCATCAAACACAGAATCAAATGTACGAAATCCCATTTCCTTTAATCTTTTTAGATATCCGTAATTGCCATGCACCACAAATATCTGCTGTGCTATGATGGGTTTCCACAGTTTCTCAGTAATGAATACATCATTATTATTATCATTGGTTTCAGATACTAGGTTAAAAGCACAGTCATTAAATTGTGGTTCATACATGTCTTGATCGCTGCCATAACGCGGATAACGACTGGCATCTACCCAAGGCAACTCATAGGCTCGATCTAATTTGATATTGTAGGGAGGATCCAGGAAACTGATTAGACTATTATCCAGTAAAGATTCTTTACGTAGAGCATCAAACAGTTTTTTTCTATGTGTTCTAGATTGTTTGTTTAGATAAAGAAAATCATACTTTTTATTAGAGTGATTGAAATTGTATTTTCTATCCTGGTGTTTGCGATGCATTAGGAACCAAAACCAACTGATACTGCCACTCCATGTGCAGTGTTTGGTATTGCGAAGATACTCTTTATAATACTGCTGATTCTGCATGTTCTCTTCAGATTCCCACGGTTGTGCTAGAATAAAAGAGAACCCACGATCTCGTAAAACTTTGATTCTGCGCTCTGTCTCCTGCCAATATTCAGGATTCTGCCAAAGACGATCGTTCTCTCTACGATGATCGATCAGTGCAAACAGTCTATCATACTTTTTTAAATCCACACTGTGCAGAGTATAATACTCTCCATTGCACACTATTTCTTCATTGGGTAATGATGCTCGAGCAAGGAATTGCTCAAGATCCTGGTGATTACCGGTTTTCATTAAGTCAGTGAGAAAGAAACTCTTAGTGGTCATTTATTATATGTATCTCTATAAATATTGTCATGATAGAATGTATATGTGAAAAATGCAGTTGTGAGCATCATTGCGAAACTGAGTGTTTTGAGTGCTTAAATTGTGGTTCTTGTGCCTGTGAGCACTGCAAGGATGAAAAAGAGAGCATTCCTTCCGAAAATTAATATAATACAGTAGAATTTACCAATCTTTACCATAAATAATTGCAACAGATCCACTGAGCGTGGATTTGCCATTTAACAAGAGAAAAAGGAGAAAATAAAATGGCTAGCTTAACAAGTAACGCAAATGCTAAATCAGGAAATGGTTTAGGCCCAAAAACTTTCGTTTTAACATGTGGTGTAGGTGGTGGAGCAATATCACAAGCACAACTTAACGGAATCGTTAACGGTTTAACATCAGGTGCTTCATTGCAAACTGCTGATACATCACCAGATGTATTCACAGTTGCAGGTATCGGATCGTTCACTGCTGCATCATCAACAAGTGTTGTGATTTTAGTTCAAGGAACTGGAACACCAAGCACAGTAACTGGTGACTATTATGCATCAGCAACTGTTGCAATTACAGCAACTATTGATAACTCATTCTAATTAATTAGAATAGAAATAATCATTAAAAGGGTGGGCATTTATTTGCTCACCCTTTTATACACAAAGGAAAAAACAAAATGGCTAGTTTTACTAGAACCAACAGCACAACACCTTTTGCAGTGGGAGCATACGTTCAAACTTCAAATGTGGGAGCTTACATCATCACTGTGAAAAACAGCGATAACAACGTACAAGATCTAAGAACGGCAACAGGAAGTTTAGAAGCAATCGAAATGCTTGTTTCTAACCTAAACGTACTTGGATACACAATCACTGACAGTGCTGCAGGAACTATCTCTATATTAGTAGATAATTCACAGCACAATGCAACATCAATACGAGATCTTGTAAGAAATTTCGTATCAGCTGACAGAGACGATTCAACTGAAAATTTAGGTTTTGGTGGATCAACAGTTGTTGCGGCAACTACAATCACAGTAGCGTAATTAAGTTTATTAAACTGATCGAAAGGGTGGACATTTATTTGTTCACCCTTTTTTGTTTTGCGAGTAAATAGTAATATGCACACATATTGTATTACCACGCTGGTGGACATCACGGAGAACGGAGTACTACGCAGTCAATTCCCATTCAAAACCAAGAGTGGAGAACTGGTGCATGACTCTGCCACTCTTGCCATTGCTCGTAATCAACAGGCCAATTTTACCACACTGTTACAATTACTACAGATGAGAAGTAACATTGATTGGGAATCCACTCCCAAGAAACAGATGGATAATATAGTGAACTGGCGTTTTGGATCTGTGTTCGAAGGTCGTCATACCATATGGCAGTTCGAATGGCAGGTGGAACAATCAGAAGTGTATGCTTTTGATAGTGATCCTGTGGGCGGATTGATAGAAGATTTTGATCAGATACCCATAATAAATTTTTGCAAAGAAACAGCCGCATTTCCTAAGAATGTTTTTAACACACAAGACCCACGTTATATAAACACCTACTTTACGAAAATAACGGTTTAGAATAAATAATGTTACTCAAGGCACAAACAGCACTAATAGGCTCCGCAGGAAGTAATGGCAAATATACAGGCTCGGTTAAGAGAAATACGTACACAAGTAACGGAAATAAAACGAGAGTTGAGAATATTAATGAGTGATTTAGAAAAAACAAATTTAGAAGCACACGTGGACCTTTGCGCCGAGCGTTATAAAGGTTTACACGATCGTCTTTCTGCCATTGAAACCAGTCTTAAACGTCTAAGTGACGATGTGCTTGAAGGACAAAAGAGCCAGAGCAAAACTCTTATAATGACTGCTGGCACTGTGGTAGCAGGTTTACTCAGCACCATAGTAGTGGTATTAATGAAAATCAGTTAATCTATAATAGAATGTACGTACACATATCTCGCCATGTGCGAGTATTCATCACTGAAAAGCAACATCTGTTCATTCACAAATGGCAGAATCATGAACACTTCCTACAATCTGAATTACCAATAGAAGAAGCTATCACAGCCAAAACACTGAGCGACAAAGGCATACTGGTAAGAAAAAAACTTGACAACGACACACAATACGCTTTAAATAAGCATATAAGATTTACTAACGAATAATAAAATATGCGTAATCGCGATGAACTGTTGAGACAGATAGAGGCCTACAATCTTGACGACAAACTCAAGGCGTTGGCTGAGCATGATGAGAAACATCGTCCGTTTCGCCATCTACCGAAACAATTCAGCAAAGGCATTCTTATTGGCAACATAGCCATTGTACCTCGACGAGCCGATGAGACTCGTTTTGTATACGTGATAGCAAACATGATACAAGCACGAATTGTGTACGAAGATATACATCTCAAACAGAGTGCCATCCTCATAGCACATCATCTAGCAGATGGTAAAACAGTGCCAGAAAATATACTGAATTGGGATTCAGAATTTGCCAGTCGCATATTCGACATAAAGAGCTACAAAGGCAAACTGAGATCAGCAGAAAAAAGCGGCGATGAAGATCAAGCATTCATATATGAGAACAAATTCCGCGAAGCAAACCGTCAAGCGGACGCTATTAAGCAAAAAATACACAATTTATTTGATAGCACGTTCAGAACCAACCCAGCTAAATAAACACAGTAAAAGGAACAACATATGGCCACAGTAACTGAAACTTACATACTGGAACAAAACGAAGGATCAACCAACTTTCCTGCTTCTGCTATCGCAAGACGAGAAGCAGCTAAAAATAGTGGAGCGGTAATATCTAGAACCAAAACACCGATCGCAGATCCAGCAGAAGTGGTTGAAGGTAAATCAAGATTTAATATGACCATCATTTATAGATCAGAAGCAGATAGACTGCAAATTGCAAATGAAAATGACGCTGATGCAGAATTGCAAGCATATCTTATATCAAGTGGATATAGAAAAATTAATAGAACTCTTACATAAAAATGAAAGCAACAGAATTAACAAAAAACATCACCACAGAAGGCTTACTAGCTCAATTTGAATCACGATTTGGTCAGACTATGAACCTACAAGGTCTTCCGGTAGAACAATTAGAAGATATGGCAAACATGGTTAGAACTAAAATTCATGAGATTACAAACAATCAACATTTTGGACAAGAATTAAAAGATGACAATTATCACAAACATCAAATGATGTTAGACATATTAAATCAAGCAGTGAAAGAAGCACAAGGTATCAATACAATGATATCTCCTCAGCAACAAGCTATTGCTAAAAAGATTCAAACTGTTCCAGGTCTTAAACCACAAGACAAAGATCAAATTATTGGAGCAATGGTACAGAAAGAAACTGCAGTTAAAGAAGGCATCGAAAATCAATCAGAATTAATTCTAGCTGCCAAAGACATGATGGACAAAGTGACAGCATTCTTAGAAGATTTAGCAAAAATGAAAACTGAAAGTATGTTAGAATTATCTGACAGAATTAGAGATGAAATGGGAGCAGACAAAGCAGATGCTTTCATACAAAAAGTTAAACCAGCTCTAGAGTCTGCAGAACAAACACTGACTTCTACAAGAACAGAATTAGATCAAGCAGTAAGAATATTAACTGGTGAAGAGATTGCAGCAACTGAACCAATGGGATCGTTAGATGAGCCATTAGATACTGCAGGCGATGAATTAGATTCTTTAGAAGCACCAGCTTCAGATGAATTTGCAGCAACAGATGCTAATGCAGGCGGCACAGAACCAGAAGGTAGACAGAAGAGAGAAAGCCGTGAAGTTTTCGAAGCCAGCAACAGAATTTATTCAAGACTAGCTGGGAAGTAATCCCATGCGTTTCTCTGAGTTTCTCAACAATACTAATAATGAATTAGAGTCGGTGATTGTTAATACTCTACAAAATCTTAGAGGCGATGCTGATGAGCAAGGAGAAACAGCAGAGATTAGTTTCGATGCTCTACAACAAATAATTAAAAACACAGGTTATGCTACTTTCAACTACAATCTATTTAAAAGTATCTATGACAAAGGCACTGCTCTAAAGAATGTTGTGGATGATTTTAACCAAGAAAAAATTGTTCTCAAAACAGAGAAACAGGCAGAAAAAGATCCTGCAATGAACAAAGACAATATTGGCAGTACAGATACTGTAAAAAAGATGGCTAAAGCAGCCATGAAAAGAAGAAGTTAAACTTTATCCAACCACTCGGCAATCGTAGGAAATGTTTTTTTATAATCAGTTCCTCTTCTACGATCTAATTCTGTTAGATAAATTTTAAATTGTTTTTGTCTAAATAGATCAGGTTGTCTGTTTTCAAATTCGTTCATTATACCATTCATATAATTTTTATGATTAAGTTTAACAGAATCAGGATATCCATGACTATTAACATCAAAAAGATCCACAGCTTCTTTTAAACCAATGTCGTTAATTTTCCTACCAAATATACCCGGATATAGATATGGTCTTGGTCCAAAATTATGTGTACTGGCTTTCATCATAGACCAATAAACCGGTCTAATTTTTGACCATTTGTTTATATTTTTTACAAGCTCTGGCATGCCTGGCACAGCAGTTGCAGTCAATGCAGAATTAATATTTTGTAGAGTATTAGATTCATTTAATATGTATTCAAAGTTTTTTTGAAATAACTTTAAATCTAATCCATTCCTAACATATTCTGCTTCAGCACCCCACGAATCAAGAGATCCTATGATCTGTAATTTGTCTAATCTTTTTTCTTGCACAAGACGATTTAATCTTTGTACCCAATTTTTAACTCTTTCATGATCCACAGTTAAATTACTAAAGAAACATAGAGTAAGATCTGGTAATTCTTTTTGTTCTAAAAAAGCAATCATTCTTTCTGTTTCTTTTTGTATGAAAGGCTCTCCTCCTAAAATAATTAATTTGTGTAAATGATGTATATTTTTTTCAAACCAAAGAAATAATTTCTCTGTAGCTTCTTCAATGCGTGTAAAATTTGCAAATTCTCTGTTCCATTTTGCATCCATAACTACACCTTCTGTATTAAATGGTCCAAATCGTTTTTCCTCTTGATGTATTTTTGAACTAAAAATTTGACTACAATATATACATTTTAAATTACAAGTGTTTCCCCAGTATACTTCTAATATTCGAGGAGTAAGTTCAACTGCATCTAAATTATGCTCTAATTCTGGAGGTGCAGTGGTACCTTCCATATTAAGATGTATAGTTCTATCACTAGCTCCTCCAGCTTGTTCTATATGTTTACAATGTTCACAACCATTACCGGGCCACTCTCCCTTCAACATCTTTTTTCTTTCCTCAATCTTGTTAGGTATGTTATGAAAACCCAATACTTCTCCGCTTAGATCTAAAGGTCCATATCCTGCTCTATGACAACTAGCAGTATATCCGTCTGTAAGATAAACTGTGGAATGTGTCCATTTGAGTTGGCAAGCTATGCCTTTTTTTACAGGAAAAATTTTAGGAGGTTGTTGAGATATTCCCATTAGTTTACTCCACAACAATGATAACAGGCATTTAATCTTACATCAGTATTGGTGCCATTTATACCTTGTTCTAATTTACGAAAAAAAGATCCTTTTAATATTTCATCTAGTGATGTTTTATTTAAATTTATTTTATCATAATCGTTTATTAATTTTTGTGATTCGTGTGTTTTTGGATCACCTATCCAACAGCAAGGAGTAACATAACCAGAGGCTAATAGATATATTTCAAATTTATTATTAGAACACGACACACAAGATATTTTTCTTGTTGCAAAATCATTTACTATCTCATTTGGAAGAATTTTTTTATTAATTTTTTCTACAACAGTAGTAAGTTTTTTTTCGAATGACGGTTTTTCGATATAATAATCATCCACTTGAATTTTATCAACATCTCTAAAGGTACCATCATAATCATAATCTTTCCATCTGGATGTAAAATCTAAATGAAAATTTTTAAATCCCATACTTTTTGCTAAATCTTTTGCTTCTGTTGATTGTTGCTGATTATGTTTAAAAGAGAACATTCTCCATCCAGCTTTGCCACCAGCTGCTATAAAAGCTCGAGCATTTGCCATGAGCTTGTCCCATTTAACATTCCTTCTGTAGAGATGATTAGTATCCTCTAAGCCATCGATATGAAAAAGGACCTCAACTCTTAACTTTGCTAATTCTGCCCAAAACTCTGGTGTTCTAGCACCGCCGTTAGTAAAAAGTTCCAACTGACATGTACTATTGTTTTGTCTAAGATGTTCATATATCTCTAGGCATTCTGGATTCATAGAACCATCACCATATGTGCCACAAGAATAAAAACGATTTAATCTTTTTATGATGTTCAATCCAATTTTATCTTTTATTAAATCCAGTGATGTGTGAGAGTTATTGGTAACATCTTTTCTCAGCTCTAATTTAAAATTAAATCTAGAACACATAGGACAGGCAGCATTACAGTAGTTAGACAGCTCTGCATTGATACTGTTAATATTATCGATTGTGATATATGACATTCTAATATATAATTATGCTAATGAAATTTACCAATGATACTCTCCTGGCTCAAGGCATAGCCTATGTAGCCAAATACCCTTATAATGAACTGAATCGTACATCACCCGAAGGGCGAAGACACTACACCACACCAGATGGTCGCACAGTGCCTTCGGTAACCACAATACTGAGTCAAACCAAAGACATGACACATCTCAATGCTTGGAAGAAACGAGTAGGTGAACAAGAAGCACAAAGGATAGCCACAGAATCAGCCAACATTGGCACAGTGATGCATCGCAGTCTTGAAAAGCATGTGAAAGGCGAAGCTCGAGTGCCCGGTTCAAATCTTATACAACAACAGGCTCATGCAATGGCCAATGTGATCATAGAGAATGGATTGAAAGATGTGTCAGAGGTATGGGGATCAGAAATTAATCTTTATTATCCTGAATTGTATGCAGGTACCACAGATTTAATAGGAGTATATAAAGGTGCTCCTGCAATAATGGATTTTAAACAAGCTCGTAAATTAAAGAAAAAAGAGTGGGTAGAAGATTACTACCTACAATTGGTGGCCTATGCAGAAGCACACAACAAGTTATTTGACACACAAATAAGACACGGTCGTATATTCATCTGCACACAGAATAACGAGTATCAAACCTTTGAAATTGACAATTACGATCAGTGGGTAGGCAAGTGGTTCAATAGAGTAGAGCAATATTACAAGTCCATCTTATAACATAAATACTGTAAATTTAAGGAGCAATTTACAGTGCCTATAGTACAGATTTCAAGGATCCAGCATAGAAGAGGCAAAGCCACGGACCTACCGCAATTAGCGGCTGGAGAGTTGGGTTGGGTTATTGACGAACAAAAATTATACATAGGTAATGGCACAGTAGCAGATGGTGCTCCTGCAGTGGGTAACACAGAGATTTTAACATCAGGTTCTTCAGCATTTTCATCAGCTCTAAAATATGTTTACAAAGGATATCTAGGAGATGCCACACCAATAGTAACCGGAGCAGGTGTAGACATTCTAAGAACTCTACAAGAGAGACTGGATGACTACGTTTCTGTTAAAGCATTTGGTGCTGTGGGCGATGGAGCTACCGATGATACAGCAGCTATACAAAGAGCCCTAGAAGAATTATATTCAGACATAGTGGATCAAGACGACACAAGATCATCAAGAATATTATTTTTTCCAGCAGGCACTTACAATATATCCGCATCTCTAAAAATACCTCCTTATGCTCGATTAGCAGGAGAAGGTATTGACGGATCGGTGATATATCAATCAGGTGGCAATGCACCAGTAGCTGTAACAGAAGACAATGGAGGCAATGTTTATGGCAACATAGGTGCCTCATCAGCCGCAACACCCACACAAATCTTTATAGAAGGAATTCAATTTTGGAATGGAGAAGCCTATGCAGGTTTTAGCATAGACTGTGCAACCAATATAAGATTTGTAAACTGTGGATTCAAAGGTACGTATGCAGCAGGTGGAGCAGATAATTCTAACAGTCGAGCTGTCACTGTGAGAAGTACATCGGTATTACCTTGCAGCAATATAATTTTTGACAGCTGTCAATTCACTAAATTTTCTAGATTAGTAGATTTAAGTTATGATATAACTTCAATAAAATTTATTAATTGTGATTTTTCAATAGCTGTATATGGAGCCTATGTAGGCGAAACCACAGATGGTTCAACCAATGGATTACAAAATGGTCCAAGTAACGTACAATTTTTATACAGTACCTGGAGCAATATAGGTAGAAATGCAATCAAAATTGTTGCAGGAGGAACCATAAGAAATATTGTTAGTGTGGGCAACTGGTTTGGCAGTGATATTGGAAATAATTTCAGTGATTATAACACTACCAATAATACATATCCAGAGATTGATTTTGGCACCGATGAATGCTCTAGCCAATTTGATTATTTTGCAAAAACAGATTTAAGATCTTCATCTATTGCGCCAGCAACGAATGTGGATGGTATTGGTATAATAGACCGTCCAATCAAACAGATTACATTGGCTGACAATACAGGATCTGCCACAACCACAGGAATAAGAATTAAAGCCACCAGTGGTTCTGCTCTATCAGTAAAATATAAAATTGAGAGAGGATCTAATTTCCGAACAGGCACGCTGACAGTGATTGGCCGAGAAGGCACCACGCCCACCTACAATGATGACTACGAAGAGACTGCTGATATAGGAGTAACTCTGTCTGTTACCACAGATGATCTTGATTCCACAGCAGGCAATGAAACATTTGTAGTAAAATATACCACTACCAGCACAGGCTCATCGGCCACAATGGATTATCAAACTACAATAATTGCATAACCATAGGTTGTTTACCTAAAAAAATCTATAAAAATATTTTTCTTACCAATAGACAAGACCTTCTTTTAACGTTATAATCAAATAAAAAAATAAAGATAACACTTATAAAATTTTTAAGCTAAATATGCACAGTCAAACAAGAGTAAAATCAGAAACAAAAACAAAAACGAGTATGCCAGGCAACAGTTCCACCATCAGAGTCAAGAAAAGAGACGGTCGCCTAGAGCCATTGGACATTAACAAGATCCATTTTGTTGTGGAAGAAGCCTGCGAAGAATTACCAGGAGTATCAGCATCACTGATTGAGATGCATGCCAACATACAATTCTATGATGGTATGAGTTCCAAAGACATTCAACATATTCTTGTGAGATCTGCCAATGATCTAATCACTCTGGAAAATCCCAATTATCAGTATGCCGCAGCAAGACTGTTAAGTTATGACATTCGTAAAGAAGCTCACGGCCAGTATGAGTACATACCTCTATTGAAATTAATCATGAGAAACATTCGTCATGGCGTGTATGACAAAGCTATTGTGGACAAATACAACATGACAGAAATTAAAAAACTCAATACCTGGATAAGAAGAGACCGAGACCTTAACTTTACCTATGCTGGATTGAGGCAGATAGTGGACAAGTATCTAGTGCAGGACAGGAGCTCTGGGCAGTTGTTCGAAACACCACAAGACATGTATATGATGATTGCCGCTACCCTGTTCGCGGATTACCCAAAAAACAAAAGGATGACTTATGTTAAAAAATATTATGATGCGATTTCAACACACAAAATCAACATTCCAACACCTGTCATGGCTGGTGTGCGAACTCCTATTCGTCAGTTTGCTAGTTGTGTGCTTGTTGACAGTGACGATACTCTTTCTTCTATTTTCAGCAGTGATATGGCTATTGGACTCTATGTGGCAAGGCGTGCGGGCATTGGTATCAACTCTGGCAGGATCCGTGGGATCAACTCAAAAATAAGAGGCGGTGAAGTACAGCACACAGGAGTAATTCCCTTCCTTAAAAAATTTGAAAGCACAGTGAGATGTTGCACACAGAATGGAGTGAGAGGCGGCAATGCCACTGTACACTTCCCTATTTGGCACACAGAGATTGAAGACATTCTAGTATTAAAAAATAACAAAGGCACCGAAGACAATCGAGTGCGAAGAATGGATTACTCTATACAGATATCTAAATTGTTCTATGAGAGATTTATTAGAGAAGAAGATATCACTCTGTTCTCTCCACACGATGTGCCTGGATTGTATGATGCATTCGGTACAGATAGATTTGATGATCTATATCGAAAATACGAAGCAGATAAAGAGGTTCCTAAGAAGACCATCCCAGCACAAGAATTATTTTTTGATCTACTGAAAGAGCGAGCAGAAACAGGTAGAATCTACATAATGAATATTGATCACTGCAACTCACACTCTTCGTTCAAAGACAAAGTTTATATGAGCAACCTATGTCAAGAGATCACACTGCCTACCAAACCTATACAGCATATCGATGATGTGAATGGAGAGATTGCTCTATGTATATTAAGTGCTATTAATGTGGGTGCTATCAACGATTTGAGTGAATTAGAATCTGTGTGTGATCTAGCAGTGAGAGCACTGGACGAAATTATAGATTATCAAGACTATCCGGTAAAAGCCGCAGAAGTATCTACCAAAGCAAGACGTTCATTGGGTATAGGTTATATTGGATTGGCACATTATCTTGCTAAACTAGACTTAAAATACAGCGATCCCAAAGCATGGGAAGCAGTGGATCGTCTAACAGAAGCATTCCAATACTATCTATTGAGAGCAAGTTGTGCTCTTGCAGAAGAAAAAGGCAAGTGCTCTGCATTTGATAGAACGAAATATGCAGATGGACAGTTACCTATAGATCATTATAAAAAAGAAATTGACGATATTGTGCCACACAAAACAAGAATGGCGTGGGAATCATTGAGAAAAGACATTGCTAAACACGGATTGAGACACTCCACACTGTCAGCACAGATGCCAAGTGAGAGTTCTTCTGTGGTTTCCAATGAGACCAACGGTATTGAGCCACCGCGAGCTATACTGTCTGTAAAGAAAAGCAAAAAAGGACCACTGAAACAGATAGTACCAGGCTATCCTAAGTTAAAAAATTCCTATACTCTATTGTGGGATATGAAGAGCAATGAAGGTTATATCAAAATTGTGGCTATGATGCAGAAATATTTTGATCAAGCTATATCAGGCAACTGGAGTTACAATCCATTAAATTATGATAATAATGAAGTGCCACTATCAGTGATGGCTACGGACATGTTGACTGCTTACAAATATGGTTGGAAAACATCTTATTATCAAAACACTTATGATTTCAAAGGCGAAGAAGAAGATTTACAGCCATCGGGTATAGCACCTATCCATGCCAAAGATGATGGAGAAGATGTGGAATTGACAGATCTTGGAAACAATGCTAAATTAAACAACACAGCTTCAGATGATTCAGAAGAGTGTGAGGCTTGTACAATTTAAATTATGACAAAAACAGTATTCAATAGAAATCAAGTGGATTGGTCTAAGGAACCCATGTTCTTTGGAGAAGATCAAGCCATTCAAAGATATGATGTGTTCAAATATCCACAGTTCGATAAATTAAATCAAACCATGTTGGGTTATTTCTGGAGACCCGAAGAAGTATCATTACAAAAAGATCGCTCAGACTATGCTAACTTTCGTCCAGAGCAGAAACACATATTCACTTCAAATTTAAAATATCAAACACTGTTAGATTCTGTGCAAGGTCGAGGACCATGTCTTAACTTCCTACCTTACTGTTCTAACTCAGAACTAGAAGGCTGTATCGTAACTTGGGATTTCTTTGAAACTATACATTCGCGAGCCTACACACATATTATGAAAAATATATACTCAGACCCATCAGAAGTGTTTGATACTATATTGAATGACAAAGAAATTTTAAAAAGAGCAGTGTCAGTGACTGAGAACTATGACTCATTTGGAGAAATGGCTTTGCAATACACAGTGAATGGCAAAGGTGATGTGGACGAATTAAAGAAACAACTGTATCTAGCCATGATTAATGTCAATCTGCTAGAAGGTTTAAGATTCTATATATCATTCGCTTGTACATTCGCATTTGGAGAATTAAAACTAATGGAAGGATCTGCCAAGATACTTTCATTGATTGCCAGAGATGAAGCTACACATTTAAATCTAACCACTCATGTGATCAAAGCATGGCAAAAAGGTGATGACCGAGACATGCTGAAAGTAATGAAAGGACAGGATAAAAAAGTTATTGAGATGTTCCATGCTTGTGTGGAAGAAGAAAAAGCCTGGGCCAAACATCTATTCAAGGATGGTTCTATCATAGGATTGAATGAAAAGTTATTAGGACAGTATGTGGAATACACAGCAAACAAAAGATTAAAAGCACTGGGATTTGACCCAGAATTTGATATACCTGGTAATCAAAATCCTCTGCCATGGACACAGCATTGGTTAAGTTCTAAAGGCATGCAAGTGGCTCCCCAAGAGACAGAAATAGAAAGTTATATCATCGGCGGTATTAAACAAGACATCAAAAAAGACGAGTTTAAGAAGTTCAAGTTATAATAGCACATAATTACTATCCATAAATACTGGTATGCCAGCAGTAGCCAGAGTAGGAGATCTAGAAGCCACACATTGTAGCCCACCAGCAAGAATGGGTCATGTGCGATCAGTGTTCGCTAATAGCAAGCCATTGAGCTGTGCTGGACATCTGAATACTCCTCATAAAAAACCCTGTGGACCAAAGTGTTGTAATCACCAAGCACCATTAATGGGTGGATCACGATCAGTGTTCGCAGAAGGCATGAGACTGGGCAGAGTAGGAGATAAAACTTGTACTGTGGTTATTCAAGGATCTCCCAACGTATTTTCAAATTAAAAAATGTCTGTACAACAAGGTTTAAAATCATTAGCAGAAACAAGTCCTAATTTCGGCAATGTAGGAGTAGAATCTGCAATCACAGCAGCCAATATTGGATTCGTTACAAAAACAAAAACTTTAAACTATCTTGTGGATATTAACAGCACATTGACCGACACACAAAAGACCACAATACAAGCATCTCTAAACATACAACCATATCTCAATGCTGGTAGATATCTGCAGGATCTCAGCAATCACACTTATAAAATATTGGATGGTTCATTGGGAGAAGTAGATGAGGGAGATCCAACACCTACATTCCTAGAACATCTAGGAACCGTGGATGGCATACAGAGCTCATATCTATCGTTGTACGGTGTAGAAGCCAGCACAGTGGGCAAAGGTGTGGATGATTATTTTGGTACTCTCAGAGAAACCATGAATGATAAACTTTCTGAAATAAAAGTTGCTGTGCAAACTATAACGAATGCATCATTAGCCGCTGATACGGCTTTTCAAAATGCCACTCAAGCATTGATTGATTTTGTAAATGCTCTAGGAGACAGTACCACTCTTGATGTCAGCACACTAAACAGCCTATTGAGTGCATATGAATCTGCTGCCAACAGCTTTAATACTATACTGTCAGGAGCAGCCTATTCCAATCAAAAAACTATACTGGTTAATAACAGATCCGCTATTGTGACACAGATTGCTGCAGAAGTAGCCAACCTAGGCAGTGTTAGAACCTATTCAGAATCGTTGGTTAATTTAATATCCTATCAAGGATTGGCAGGCAACAGTAAAATTAGAGATCTAATTGGCAAGTCAGCACAGACCACAGAGTGGAAAGATTATTATGAGAATTACGAAACAAGATTTGCACAATTGAATGTCAAATATGAGAACACTGCAGGTGACAGTGAAAATGAAACCATAATCAATAATGAGTTATCACAGCGTGGACTACCAGATGTTAAAGATTACACAGATTTAAGAGCAGTAGCAGCCAAAGCTTCTCGAGATACTCGATTATCCACAGTAAAATTTAATGGTAGAACCATAGCAGAAATAATCAAAGATTCTTGTGTACAGTTAGGTATAGAAATCAAAGGTTTAGATGTTTATGGTCAGAGTCAAAATTTATTGAACAACATGAACAGTTACGACAGAGAATCTATAAGAACCGAATTAAATCTACATCAAGAATCCAATACTCTTTCATAGACAAATATCCAAACAGTGTTATAATAAAGACAAAGCCCTAATAGCTCAATTGGTAGAGCAACTGATTTGTAATCAGTAGGTTTGCGGTTCAAGTCCGTATTAGGGCACCACTGCTCCCATCGTCTATCGGTTAGGACATATGGTTTTCATCCATAAAAGCGGAGTTCGATTCTCCGTGGGAGCGCCAAGGGCACCTGTAGCTCAACTGGATAGAGTGTTGGTCTTCGAAACCAAAGGTTATAAGTTCAAATCTTATCAGGTGCACCAAATAAGTAATGATATGAGATATCTATTCCTTTTACTATTATTAATTTCTTGCAGTGTGAAAGATTGCAGAGTTGGTCCTAATGCTACCGTACAAACAAAAACAGAGACCAAAACAGATTCTAAAACAACAGATACAAAAACTGAATCAAAGAGTATTATAGACCAAGTTAGAGATCTTCGAGATAATCTACAGCCTGGTGCTCAGTTGCAGTGTAATTTTTAAATTATTTTTCTAGGAAATAAGGCCTAGATAAATTACCTTTGACACCTCTAAGAATGTCATTGGGGTTATTTTTCCAATAACCATTAGCACTTTTTGTCAATACTTCGTCTAACTTTTTTAATCCTGCAAGATAATTTCTAGCAGAACTATTCCATGATATGGTTTTAAAAAACCAACGATCACGTTCACTGAAAATTGTATTTTTAGGTTTCCCTACACTAAAAGTTTTTATATCCCAATCTTCATATAATAATCTATTAATTCCATTAGGTAAAAGATAAAAAGTTTTTCCTTCTCTAATGGTCATACCATAATAGTATTTTTGATTATACTCGGTGAAATCTAACGGATTTATTTCTGCAAATTTTAAATATTTCATTATAATATGTGATTGTTTTATAATGCCTTTTGTAAAATCTGTACTCCAATAAAATAATTCATCAAACTCTCCAGGAGAAGAAAACTGTTGTAGATAAGGAGATACTGAATTATCAATTAAATCCTGAAAACGAACACAATATTTGCCATTAATATAATGTAATCTTGGTTTTTCTGCACCCCAAATAAAACAAACAGACTTACCTTCATCTATTAATTTTTTATATTCTGGTATTAATCTTCGAAGATGACTTCTCACATAATTGTTTGGGCTAAAATTAGAATTCATAAAATAAATCCAATTAAACAATATATCTTTTTCACTAAAAACTTGATTCGTTATCTCGCTTAAATCTATTAATCTATGTTTAATATAAGATAATTCTTTCATACGAGGTATGGCTACTCTAGATATTTCTGCACTAAAATGACTATCATATGATTTGTCGCCTTCATAAGCCCAAAAACTGGCTACTTCGTCTAATTTAATATTATTTTTAACAAAAACATCAAGTATGTTTGACGAATCAGATCCACCACTAAAGAACAATACTAGATAGTCATACTTGTCTCTTATCTGTTGTGCTCTATTTCTATAAAGTTCGTTTAAACTTTCAGCGGGTTCTTTGCTCCAATCATAACAAGAAAATTCTGCAGAATTAAATTCCCACTCTGGATGTATACCTGTACGATCATGTAACTCAATAGCTTCTAATTTACTGTAAGTCTTTTTATCCCCAATCTTGTAATAGCCAAACTTATCTATATTATTTTCTATCATATCTTTTACCATAGGAGATTTTATTCCAAACTCTCTCATGCAAATAATATATTGCAATGTTGATTATTGTGGCCAATCCTAAAAACACTAAAGCCTGCCCAAAAGAACCTGTAGTAAAATATGGAATTAAAACATTACTCATTGTAATCAATATTCTCCAAGTTAAAGATTTACCTATACTTCTAAAGATGCCCTCAATGAATAATAGAATTTTGTTATACTTTCTGTTCCACTGACTCTTATTCCAAAATCTTTCGTGGAAATAATAAAGTCCACTGTTTATGAATAATGCTGTGCCGGCTATTTTAAATCCTGTAGACCATGTTCCTGAAATTATAAAACCATTTAAAATATGGCTTAGAGTGAACAGTATTCTTATGGTTAGTGTTTTAAGTAATGACCTACTATGATATTCATTATATTTTTCTAAAAACATTTTATTTCCTTAATTTTAAAATGCTTGTAGAAATCTACTCACGGTTGGCGTTCTGCGTGTAATAACAGCAGTAAAAAGGTTTTACCCTAAGCGTCAATTTAATCCGACGTCGCATCGAGCGGCGTTGCATGAATATTTATTCGATTTAGAATCGACGTTATTAATCGCGGTCCCACTGAATAGAACGAAAAGGCATTGGTTTACCATTTGCATCCACAATCAATTCACCATTAATTGCTGCTGACATATATGTGCCTTGTCCCACAGCTTTACCTACATATTTAGACGCTCGTACTTCTTGTCCTTTGTAGTAACGTTTCTTCTGTTCCTGTCTTAATCCAGGATTGTTTTTTGATACACCCATGATACTATAATTAGCAGAATTTGACAACAATGTCAATATATGTTTAAATAACCGTGTAAACGTTGAAGTGATTGTAATAATCATTTGGGACTCGGCTCGATGCCGACACCTCCACCAAAGTTATTATTGGTGGCTTATGTAATCCCTATCGGGGGTGAGATGTTTCGACCTGTGAGTAAAAGATCATGGAGTTTATCAGTTAGGTACCCTGTAAAGGTCCAATGTTATAAATGCTACTAAAAAAGCATTTGGATTCGCTGACTTAACAGTTGGTAGATCTAAAATGAGATTAGCTGCTTAATAACCAGCTACCTCGGGGCACGGGCAACGCCTGGCAACAGAAGTTGCCCATAAAATTATGAGCTACTACGTGATAGAAGGTGAACACATGGACCCGAATGATCGGGATACCATAACAGAATCTACAAAAAAGAGACACGGGCCATTTGATGATGAGAGTATGGCCAATCAATTAGCCACATCATTGATACGAAAGAATATAGACAATTACTACCATCGAGCATGGGTAATTAATGAATAAATTAAAAATAATCTTTAATAACAATAATAAAAAGCAAGAGCTATTATATAATATAGTTCTTAACCCAGTATCTGAACGCTGGATTAAAAAAATTAAACATCTTAGTAAGATAAAACACAGTCCTATAGAAACCACAGGTTTATCTTTTGCTGAAAATATAGAACATATACATCGTGAGTTCTGTCAGTTTGCTGGAATAGAATATAACTCTATAGATTATAATGAACAACAATCATTGAATCTATTACATGAATTATATGTGAGTAATCACGATAGATTAAGCACCGTAAAAAATAATGATACTTTATATAAATTTCATAATGCTATACATGAATTAGAAAAGAAAAACAGAAATGTAAGATTTTACATAGGGTGGGGGACCAGCGAAGGCCCACTGGAAGAGCAGTTTAATTGTAATGAATATTATGCTGAAACATTTGTTAAAAATAATTTATATCTGCCATGGACAGAATTGGGAAAAACACCACTGGATTATTACAATAACAACGAACCAGCAGAATTCGATAGATTCTGTGAGTTATCCAAACCGCATGTGACTCTTCGAGCCAAGTTTATGATTGCAATGAAAGATTTTGATCCTCCCGCATTGTCTCAGGAGTTTGAGCAGTGGTTTGCTCAATTTAAGACACAGTGGACACGACATTATAATATCAAAGATTGGCGAGCTCGTGACGAATATCTAGGAGTATTACTAGCAGAACCACAGGATCAAACTGTAGATATTGAACGAGTAGTAAAAGAATATCCCACATTCCATTCCGTAGAATTAGTATAGTAGCATTTAATTTTTCAACTGCCGAACCGTAAATAGTTGCACAAACAGGAGCGTGCATGGCCAAGAGACGTGTGAAAAGTTTACCCAAATACGAGCAGATATGGAATAAAATACGAAAAAAAGCTCCGCGAGTGCCTGACATCACTTGCCCATCCATAGATGATGTTATATCTAGACTGGACACACTCAGCAGCACCACTAAAAAACTCACAACAGCACAAAATAAAGTATTAAACAAAAAGATGGAAAAACTACGTGATGCCAATTCAGCTTTGCGAGACAGTGGACAATACTGGCACGATGCCTGCAGAGATGTTATTGACGACTTTTACAAATTTAAAAATCACAAACGTCCAAAATATCCTCGATAATACTATCACAGAAACGATTATCACTCCAGATATTATTCAATCATTGCTTCATAATTACTCTTGCCAACCAACCAGGAGTGTGCAATGGAAGACAATAAAAACATCATAGAACAACTGCAAGAAAAAATCGAGAAGTTGGAATCTGAAATGGAAAACATCAAATCTGTATTAGAAATACAAGATGCTGATGAGTTCGATTATGATTCTGATGAGGATGATCTTGAAGACTACGAGGATGGCGACGAAGTTGATGAAGATGAAGATGATTCTGAAGACAACGACTAAGTAATTGTGCGGGTGCCTTTGGGCACCCAAACAACAGGAGACACAGATGAAGGAGATAATTGCTGCTGTAATAATGTTCATTATGATAGGCGGTTTAATCTATATCTACTTCGATGTGCGCCTACACCCGGGCTCTTACCTAAAAAAACCACGTAAAAAGAAAAAGAATCGCAAAAGCAAATAGCAGCCGATAAATACTGCCATGCTACGAATCATCACACTTATATTTGCATTGGTAATTTCTAATGCTGCATGGGCAAATCCTATCGATGACAAGTGTCCACAACATGTGCTATTGGGAGCACCTGTATCTAAAATAAAGAAAGACACTCAATATCTATGCAAAATCAATTATGCCATTCACTACAGATACGATACCAAGACAGCAGAGTATGTGGTAGAGCATGTGACCATAGAAGGCACCACAGGCACATCCAAACGCAAAGATGACTTTCGACCAGATCCTGCCATACCCGCACAGCATCAAAGCACACTGAAAGATTATGCAGGCAATCCCTATGACCGAGGACATCTTGCTCCAGCAGGCAACAACACACAGAATGAAGAAGTAATGAGTGAGAGTTTCTTCCTATCCAACATGGTTCCACAGGTGCCCAATCACAACAGAGGCATATGGAAACAGTTGGAAACATTTGTGAGAGATTGGGTGGTAGACCATGGTATGGATCTATATGTGATCAGTGGCACGGCCTACAACAAAGAATACAAAACCATAGGTGAAGGTCGAGTGGGAGTGCCTGATACTCTATGGAAAGTGATAGTGGATCGTAAAGAAGGCAAAGCCATTGCTTTCGTATTTCCCAACACAGCTCTACCTGTGGAAGATCTTCCTAAATATGCTACCACAGTAGAAGCAGTGGAAAAAATTACAGGTATAAACTTTATGCCTAAGTTACCTAAAGAAAAAGCCAAAATAGAAAAGACCAAACCTGATCTAAGCAAATGGCCAAAATTGTCAAACTAATATTGACATTTACAAAAAATAAACTATAATACAAGTATGAGAACGCTATTATTATTGTTATTTTTTGCAATTAATAACGTTGCTCTATCTTTAGAACCTCATCAAGAACCTGGTGTGATTGGATTGATGTATCACAAGTTCGACGAGAACCGATATCCCACAACGAACGTTAAAGTTAAAGAATTTGAAAAGCAGATCCAAATGATTCGTAAGATGAATCTAGACTTTATCTCTATAGAAGAGTTTGATGACTACATGCACGGACACAGAGAACTGTACAATAAAAGAGTGCTATTAACTGTGGATGACGCATGGGCTAGTTTCTATAAAAATGCTTGGCCTATATTAAAAAGAGAAGGCATACCTTTCGTGCTGTTCATCAACACCAGAGAGATCAATTCTAAGAATCGTAATTACATGACCTGGGCACAGATACGAGAAATACATGCGTCAGGGTTGGGAGTGATAGGACACCACTCTTACAGCCATGACTACATGGTAGGGTGGGACTCTGATAATATACGCAAAGACTTAGAGAGAGCGTCGCAGGATTTCATGAGAGAGTTAGGTTCTATACCCGAATACTTCTCATACCCATTTGGAGAGTACAGCTTAGAATTTAAAGAACTGGTTAAAGATATGGGATTCAGATTGGCATTTGGACAGCATTCAGGAGTAGTAGATAGTCGTAAAGATCGATTTGAGCTGCCACGATTCCCTATCAATGAGAATTGGGGCAAAGCAGATCGATTTGAAATGGTGTTGAACACACTGCCCATGCCCTACAAAGAGTTTTTACCTGCAGATAAAAAAGTATCAGAATTCAAAAATCCTCCACAATTAGAGATAGAGTTTGTGCCAGGATTAAGGAATCTTAAGAATATAGTGTGTACCACCAACGATGGAGACAGCTGGCCCACTGTACCTATTAGATTCATGTCAGAAAATAGAATAGTCATAGAACCTCTAAATCCTTATAAAGTAAGAACTGCTAGAATCAATTGCAGTTTTGCTGACAGTGCCAAAAAATATCGTTGGCTGGGCATACAGTTTGTGTTGCCACACATACCATCCGACAAGTAAAACATTAAATAACAGCATGAAGAAGAAACACGAACAGGTGATAGACCCTTGCATTCAAATATGCACTATAGATCCAAACAGTGGATTGTGCATAGGGTGTTCACGAACACCAGAAGAAATCAATAATTGGTTCCTAATGACTCCAGAAGAAAAGATAGAACTTGTAAAGCAATTGTCAAAAAGATAGCAATTGACACGAAGCACAAAGCCATATATTATACACTTATGAAAATACCAGAAAATGATAAAATCGTTACAATCAAAATGAGCACTGGCGAAGAAGTGGTTGCCAAGATCAAAGATCAAGACGAGCTTACTATAACATTGGACAGACCAGTGGTGATAATGATCAGCCAACAAGGATTGGCATTCGGAGCATTCATTCCCACAATGGACAGTGTCGATGGAGTAGCAATTAATAAATCAGCCATAGTGGCCATAGGACCTAGTTTAGACAAAGTATCCACAGAATACTCTAATGCTGTAAGCCCTATTAAAACTGTACCAAAAAGTCCACTGATTGTTTAATTGACAGATAATCGTTATCTGTTATAATAATAAAACATTGACTGAAATAACCGATGTTATTTTTCGTCATACTATAAACTTATAGGAGAATAAGATGCAAGACAATAAAATAAAGACTTTAAGTCAAGTTGTAGAAGAATTCTACCGAGAAGGCGAAGAAGAGTTACCCAATTTTAAAACAAGATTAGCCACAGCTCGCGATAAATTAGATCCTAATAAAAAATTGCCTGAAGGCATTAATAAAATTACCATAGATGATAATCTCTGTTTCAACTATTCTGTACAGCGAGATTTAAGACCCGCTCACGTGTTAAGGATCTGTGAAAAGTTCGATCCACGAGTGGTTCGTCCTGCATCGGCAGTAAAGAGAGACGGAAAATATTATCTATTTGATGGACAGCATACTTCTGTTGCTCTAGCAGTATTAGGATACAATGCAATACCATTAACATATGTAGAGACATTGGAACCATCGTTTGATGCTCTAGCATTTGAAATATTAAATGACACAGGTATTTTAAGAGCTGGCACAGAAGAGATACACCGAGGATTATTACATCGATGGCATAATGACCCTACAGGAGAGAATGATAGGAATCAAGCTAGAGTTAAAATAGCATTTGCTGTGGATACTCTGTTTAAGAAATGTGCTATTGACTTAGAGCCTAAACGAGTTAGAAAATCGTCAGGCAAGTGTGGCCCTAATAAACATTACTTCTCACATTTTGATTATGCTTATAAAGGATTAGAAATGATTGGAGATGTGGATGTGTTAGAAAAAATTCTATTAGGTATTAAAAAATACTATGGTGATGAAGACGGTGGAGAAATCAACCAAGGTCTTTACATAGGATTGGTTAAGATGTATGCTCTAGCCAAAGAAGATGGATCCACTAAGTTCTTACCACAAGACTGGGTAGATAGAATATTAGAAGCCACAATAAAAGTATGTGGAAGAAATGCCAACGGTATACACTCAGCAGCCAAGAAACAATGGCAACACACTCGAGGCACTTCTTGGGACGCACCTGTGGCTATGAGTACACTGATGAGAGAAATATATCTTGTACAAGCACCACAGCAAGATTTATTCAATCCACCACACGAACCCAAAGTTTCTATGGGTATAATGACTGGTGACGTGTGTAGTGAATTTAGACCATACTTTAAAAAAGCAGCCTAATGCTGAAGAGATATCAGCAATTAGATAACAAAGTAAGTGGCAGGTTACAATTTAAATCTGCCAACGATACTTCTGTAGAAACTGATTGTGAGATATTGGATCGTTTTAAAAATCAGTTATTGAGTGAAAATGTTTCTCGAGAAGCCAAAGGCAGATATTTTTATTTCTTACAAAGATTTTTAAGAGATACACAAAAAGATAGATGTAAGCCCAACGGTTCTCATTATGCGGCAGTAGATATAGGAGATGTTAAAAAACATTTAGAACACCCAATACCACAGAATAAAATCCTAGCAGAGTATATGGAAGGCAATATATCAGCTCTAGAAGCCATACACATGCCACTGTGTGTTATTGCTGATTCTGATAAACATACTCTACAAGGAGAATGGGAGCAGAATGCCACGTGGACTCACCCATTTAAAAGATATCGATTGGCAGGATTTACCAAACAAATCAAAAATTTACGTGGAGAAGTTATAGATCCTAACACATGGACTATAGAGGATCATTTCCGAATGTTGGGCATTGACAATTTAATAAAAGACTATAAAATATAGATATGATTCACACAATCATATTGAATGGAGTGCATTCTGCAGTGGACAAAGTGGAATTAGCAAGAGCCATACAAACAGCATCCAAAGCACAAACAGATTACAAATATCTAGATCCCTGTCTAAATGTATCCAAGAAAGTCACAGCAGAATATAAAACTGTGGGACACATCATTGCTGAAGTATTGGACAAAGAGCGAATGGGCGATTACAAAGGTGGCACAGTGCAGGTTACTCCTCACATCACAGAAGAAATTCGTAATTGGATTGTAAAAACTCGAGCAAAGAACACTGTCACAGTGATAGGTGGTAATGTGGGTGACTTAGAAAACCAATTAGCCATAGAAGCAGTGAGAGAGATGACACTGAAAGAAGATGTGAGAATTGTGTTGTATGTACCAGTACCATACCTAAAAGCCGCAGGAGAGATCAAAACCAAACCTGTGCAACACTCTGTAAAAGAATTAATGCGTATGGGTATCATGCCCTATGCACTGTGCCTAAAGAGTGATATGGATCTACGAGATAATGAGATAAGAAAAATAGCCATGTTCACAGGTGTACCACAGGACAGAATAGCATGGCACACTAATGGCTTGGGCGAGTGTGGTAAGAAACTATCAAAATATATATACGGAAACAAGAAATGATTGTGCAATTAAATCCAGCTCTGCCGATATTGACTCCCAAAGGAGAAGCCTATGCTCATTTCTTAATTGATTATGGCATGGAAGAACATCTACTATGGGTATGCTTTATTAATGAGACTGGAGAGTGTTGGACATTTAGGAATCCACAAATAAGATTAAAACCTAACGAGACTTTTAATAGATTAAAAACGTCAGATATACAATGAAACCATACGAAATTATAAAAGAATTAGAAAGCGATAACTCACGCAAATTCAAAGAGTCTGTGATTGCTCGTGAAGATAAAAACAATAATACAGAATTCTTTGAAGGTGTTAGTATGGCCATGGATAAATTGAGAACATTTGGATTAAAACAAGTGCCGGAATCTCAACAGGATGGTCCAGGATTAGAATGGGACACATTTTTAGAAATCACTAATCAATTAGAACTTAGAACATTAACCGGTAATGCAGCACGAGACAAAATTGATTATCTTGTAGGACTAGCTACTCAAGACGAGTGGAATCATTGGTATCGTAGAATACTAATCAAGGATCTAAGATGTGGAGTCACAGAAAAAACTGTGAATAAATTTAGTAAAATCAAAGTACCAGTGTTTGAATGTATGCTGGCCGACGACAGCAAAAAGCACGAGAGCAAATTACGAGGACAGGTATTTGTAGAACCTAAACTGGATGGTGTAAGAGTTATAGCGATCTGTGACACAGAGAAAGATGAAGTGATTCTAATGAGTAGGAATGGCAAAGAGCTTGTAAATTTCCCTCATATCAATACTCAACTGTATCATTTATTGGGAGAATTAGATCGTAGTTGGGTATTTGATGGAGAAATAATGAGTGCAGATTTTCAAAGCCTAATGAAACAGATACATAGAAAAGGTGATGCACAAACCGATGATGCGATATTAAATCTATTTGATTGTATGCCTTTGCATATATTTCAACAAGGTGAATGCACAGAGCCACTTACAAAAAGAAAAGAATGGTTAGAATCCTTTCAGTTTGGACCAAACATTCAAACGATTGAGAGTGTTCCGTTTGATCTAGACCGAGACTATGACCGGTTTATGAATTACAATCGATCATGCATAGACAAAGGGTATGAAGGCATCATGATCAAACCACAAAACGGTGTGTATGAGTGTAAGAGATCCTCACTGTGGTTAAAAGTAAAACCTTTTATAGAAGTAAGTCTTAAGGTTGTAGATGTGGAAGAAGGCACAGGCAGAAATTCTGGCAAACTAGGAGCTCTTATTGTGGAAGGCACCGACGATGGCAAGTTTATTAGAACCAACGTGGGATCAGGATTAACTGATGAGGATCGTGAAACTTTTTGGAAAGACACACAAAAATTAATAGGACAAATAGTGGAAGTGAGAGCAGATGCCATTACACAGAACCAAGATGCTGTAGATGAGTATTCACTGCGTTTTCCACGATTCCTAAGATTTAGAGGATTTGAAAAGAATGAAAAACTTTAAAATAGAAATAAATGTAGGAGATACTGTAGAAGTGGGTAGATTCCGTAATGTTGTAGCTAAGATCAAAGATATTTCAATTGACGAAAATGGACAACCTGTTATTATTACAAATAAAGGACCAAAAAAATTGTTTAGTTGTCGATTGAGTAAGTTAATACCGGGTGCAAAAACACCCAAACAAATTCTGCAGGAGAAACGATGAGTTCAGATGCGGCTGTACTATTAGGCATTGTGATGCTGTTGTGGCTGGGTGGTATCATAGGTTGGTGGTTGAGCTCTAAGTTTTATGAATCAAGATACAAAGAGCTTTTAGATGCTAGTATAGAAGTAAATAAAGTGACTATAAACTCATTAGCACAAAGCATGAAAGATATTAAAGCAAGAAAAGAGAATGATTAATAATAAAGATTTAGATTTTTTTACTCGCAACGCACAGCAAGACAAACGAGCAAGACAGATACAAGATCAAATCATAGAGGAAAGAAAGATTAAGATGAATGAAGTAGCCATAGAAATACTACACGAGATAATTAAAGAATCACAACAAAGAGCAGAACGAGAGAATGGCTAAAGAAGAAGTATTAAAATTCACAGGTACAGTAGAAGAAGTATTACCTAATCAAATGTTTAGAGTAAAATTAGAGAATGGGCATACTGTATTAGGATATGCCAGTGGTAAGATGAAACAGAACAAGATTAAGATACTCACAGGGGATAAAGTCGAAGTTGAAGTTAGCCCCTATGATTTGTCCAAGGGCCGAGTAACCTATAGGTTCAAGTAATGGTACTAGGTCATTTTAAAATGCATACAAGAGACCCTTTAGGTCGAGATTTGGGGGCCTTCGTTGGCCGATCTACTCTGTGCTTGAATGCGGTTACTGGCTCTGGGATAACTCTATGAACGCAACTGTTAATACACCCAGCACACCAGCACCTGTGAACACACGCACAGTGATTGAGAGCAATCACATGGGCGGTCGATGGATTGATAGGTTATATCAATTGGGGATAACCGATGCTGTGGAATTAATTAATAAAGATTCTTCCAAATATCAAGGTAAAGTATATCGTAGAAGAATTACTCTTCAAAATAATGAAGGACAAAATTTCTTTGCTGTAGCATATGAATCAGCAGATGGTCGTTGGTTTGACAACTGCGGCATGCCCATGAAGAAACCCACAAATATAACCAAAGAGTTAGAAGAGGAATTAATTCAATGATATTTGTAGGAAAAATAAAAAATAAAAATTATAATGATTTTTTAACAATATATAGATCTGAAAAAATTTCTTCAAATGGTTCAGCAATATTATTGCCATTTATATTAAGAGGATGGGCAGAAATATTAGATAACCAAACTGCTTATTCTAAAGAATTATCGATAGAATTCTTACAACAATCTATACCATTTACTAATAATAGTAGAGCTGTGTGGGTTGAATCAGCAGATAAAAAAATACTTGGAGTTATTTGTTATGATTATAAAGAACAAGATAAATGTGGTTGGATACACATGAGTTTTACTGATATTAATGAACGAAAAAAAGGTATAAACAAAATTTTATATAAAGTTTTAGAAAATGATTGTAAAAAACTTGGAGCTCTTTATCTATCAAGTTTTGTTAGTATAAAAAATAAAATGAGATTAGATTCTTTTACTACTATTGGTATGATTCCAACACACTATAGAATGTATAAAAAGTTAAATTTTGATCAGTCTTAAGAATTTCTAAACATAATTATTCTAAAAAATTATTACCAATAAGATCATGAGCAAAATAATTGCCATAATAATTGCTGTTTTTATAGTCATATTCTTCTATACATTATGACAAGCAATGGTTGACAAAATACCAAAACCTGTTACAATAATGGTAACTTAGGAGGAAATATGAACTACAAATGTTCAGCACAAGCAAGACTGGTTTTAGATCAAGTGGCAGCGAGATGTCAGAAGGATACTAAGACTAATAATAAGTGGTCTGGAAATTCTGGCAGCTACATGTACATCATGGGCAGAGAAAATTCAGATGGTAAGGCTACAGGTGTGGTACACAAATTCCAAGCCGATGGCAGCCATAAATTAGCAGGATCATTCAAGATTCTTGCTGATGGTACCATAACAAGATTCACAGGTTTGAGTAAATCAAACTGGAATGAATATATGTCC